TCAAACGTCCCCTCGGACGACGCGGAATCGCTCCGAGCGCAGCGCGGCGGGGTCCAGGGTTTCGACTTCCAGCCGCGCCGCAAGCTGTGCGGCGCCCAGCGCTTGGTCCAGTCGGAGCCGGATCGCCGGGACCTTGCCACCAATGCGGCCCTCCGGCACGAGGATGACGACTGGTGTCGAGCCGGTGTCCAACGTATCGACCAGCACCGCCTTGTAGTCCCAAAGCAGCGCAGGCACACGGTCCAGCCAGTTGCGCGGCCACGCTTTCAGTGCGGCGAGATCGGCGGCAGTGGCGGCAGCTTCCCCGGCACGGGCTTCAGCAACTACAACCAGTGATTCGGGCGTATAGGCCGGAAACTGCTCGGCAAGCAGCTCGGGCAACTCCGCCTCCATGAACCCGGCCACCTGTGCGGTAGGCATCGCTCCGTTCTTCGACGTCGCCGGCGTGTCCAGCCAGTCGCGCCAGCGTTTCGTGAGCGCCTGCCGATACTCCAACCCCACCGATTGCATGATGGCAGCGTTCTGCATCGGCACCGGCAGGCTCGCCAGCTTCTGACCAAGCGCGGCGTCCGGCGAAATCCACGACTGCCCGACGTTGTGGTCCCATCCCGGATCAATTCCCACCGGCACCCGGTCCGTCACCTCGCCATCCCGGTTGGTCACCAGGCGGCGCTGAATAGTCGGGTCGGAGCTGACCGTTTTGCCGGCCGCCTCCAGTTCGTCGGCCGACCAGGACCGTACGGTGCAGCGGCAACCCCAGCCGTTCGGCGGGTAGTGGCTGCGCCAGAAGGCAGACCCCACAGGAAGCAGCGTGCCATGCCATCCGCGATGCAGTGGGCGGGTCTTTCCGTCGAGGACCGCGCGGTATTCCAGAAACGGCCGGCGGTCCGCGTTGTCCATGATCTGTTGCCACCGGCCCGCCATGTAGGCCGAATGCATGTTGGTGCGGTAGATGACCGCCGTCCGCCATCCCCGCTGTCCCTTGTAGGACCACCCCGAACGCTTGACGATGGCGTCAAAGTCCTTGCGGAACTGGCCGAGCGTCAGGCCGCCTTCCTGGGCTTTCACCAGTGCTGCGTGGATATCCTTCACCACGTCCAGCGGTGCCCCGGCAATGGTGAACGCCGTGCCATGGACTGGTCCAAGCAGATCATTCCAGCGGCCGGTCTCCACCGGCACCTTGTCCCGTAGATTGGTAATGGCGTTCTGTGCCTTGACGCCGAATGCTTCGACGGCCTTTACCATTTAGCGCCACCCGCCTGCAGCTCACGCCACCGTTCCCGCACGGTGTTGATATCCCACGTGCCGCTGTTGCGCATGGCGGTGGCCAGTGCCTGGAGCAGGTCCATGGCCGCGTCGCTCTCGCTCAGCCAATGGCATTCCTGGGCAAGTCGGCTCCCCGCTCGCCGGATCACCAGTTCTTCGTGACGGCGTTCCCAGCGATCCCATAGCTTGCCGATGCTGTCAGCCGCAACGCTGACCGCTACGGCCAATGCCGCCAGGGCAACCACGGCCGCCACAGCCGCGCCGAACCATGCAAACGGTGTCATTTGAACCTCCAATAGATGGCCTTCAAACGGCCGTCGAATCGCTGTTATCGGCCGTTTGATCGACATAGCCCTGCGTGAATGACCAGTCGAGTGCCTGCCGGGTCAGGTCGATCAAGGCAGCGTTGTCGATATGACCGACCAGCTCCACCAACTGGTCCTGGACCTCCGCCAGGGACTTCCCCTCACGCTCGGCCTGGGCGAGCATGCGGGCGATCGGTTCGATGATGGCGGCTTCCAGCGCGGCGTCGGCCGCCTGCGACGCCTGGTCAATACGGTCGTCCTCGGCCTGGGCGGCTGCCACCAGCGACACTGCGCTATCCGGCGCCGCGAACTCAACGGGCTTCGAGCCTGCTCTTGCCATCGGCAACAGGGCATCCTGCGCGTCCACGGCCTGCGGAATGTTCAGTTCCTCGAGCATGGCCGTGCGCGACGGCTTTGCGCCCATCTGCGCGGCGATCTGATACGTTTCGGCCCGGTCCTTGCCGGCGGCGCTGATCTGGAAGAACTCCAACTCCGGCGACGGTACTTCCTCGCCAAAATTGAAGGTCGTGATCCAGCGAAAGATGCGCGAGAACGTCGCCGAGGCGATATCGCGGTCCGAGTCGTTGATGGCGCTCTGGCGCTTCATCGCCGTTTCGGTGGCCGCGCGGGCGCCCACGCTTTGCAGCTCGGCGATCATCGCTTGGCCGGTCAGGCACTTGGACATCTCGCGGTTGGCCGCATTAATCAGCGACTCCTGCGGCAGCATCGAACCGGAAGTCTTGGCAATCAGCAGCTCGACGCCGGTGCCCTCCGGCACCACGGCATAGGCACTGTCCAGCATGGCCTCCATCGCCGCGCTCAGTTCGTCCTGCTCTTCCTTCGTTGCGCCGGCGCCATAGCGCGCCACCGGCCACGGCAGCCCGTGCCGCTCGCAGAACTTGACGAAGTACCGCCACCCGCCGGTCTTGAACGTCCACGGCCAGAAGCAGCTCGACAGCAGTGCCTTGCCGTAGGGGTTCTCCATGGTCGCCATGTGACGCGAAACGACAAAGCGATACGGCTCCACCGCTTCGCCCGTCGGCGCCGCTCGGGTCTTCAGCTGCACCTCGGCAGCGGCGTTGAAGGCGAAGCGCCGGTTCGGCCGGTCAATGACCCTGACCGGCACGTAGTGGCCATCCCAGACGTCCCACACCAGCTCGTGCACCGCGAAGCCGGTAAAGATGGCCGACAGCATCTGCCACATGACCTCCAGCCAGTCTGCCGTCGGGTTGGGCGCAAACCGCTGCATCCATTGCTCGCACAACAGCCGCGCCTTCTGCGCTTTCGCGTCCTTCTCCGCCCACGTCACGATGCGATAGTCCATGCCACGGAACTCGCCGCGGATCGAGCGCACTTCGCCGGTGACATGGGCGTCCGCCATGATGGACGCGTAGACCGTGTCGGCCACGCCCATGGCTCGCAGAATTGGGTCCGGATTGGGCAGGGTATGCAGGCGGCTGAAGAAGTTCGGATCGCTATCGACGCCCGCCGCCTCCTTGCCCAGGACAGTGCGCACTGAGCGCACCAGATTCTTGATGTTGAACGGACTAAGCGCCATGGCCGAATGCCTTTCGTTTGCCTGTGATAACTCGCGGAATGACACGCCCGAAGCCCGAATAGGCCAGCATGAAGAGAATTTGCAGTGCATCCGGGCCGTCGTCATGGGCAGCCTCGGGGTAATAGCGCAGCTGCTCGTTGAGCACGGTGTGCTTGGGGTGCGAGCGCACCGTGCCGTTCACGACGTGCGGCTGGAGGGACAGAATTCGCAAGTCCTTGTCGTCGCCCGGCTTGACGCCGCGCGCCGGCACGGGAACGCCTCCAGCACGGGACCGCTTGACCAGCTCATCCTTGAAGAACTCTTGGAATTGGACGGTTTCGATGCCCCACACCAGGCAGCGATACTCTTCCTGCAGCCTCGTGATATCGATGATTTGGACATCGGGAACGCGCCGCGAAACAATGGCCTCCACCACGTCCAGCACGCCGGTGGCGCGGCTCAAGCCGCCGACCAGCGTGGCACTGGGGTCTCGCCCCTTGTTGAACTTGCCCATCGACGGATCGTGCGCGCCGAAGAAAATCCAGTCGTGCGCCGGTTGCACCCAAAAATGGATCTTGTGGAACGGCGCGCCGTCGTCGTTCGACGGGTCGTTCTGATACTCGCAGTCAAATGCGTGGTGGTCGTTCGCCCGCAGCTTCATCAGCTCGACCAGCGGCCGCATCGACGGCCACGAGACAACGGCGCCAGCATCCATTTCCACCTTGCGCTCGGCGTAATAGCGGTCTGCCTTTTCCTCGCCTTCGTTCAGGAACAGCTCTTCCCAGCGCTGCCACAGGTCAAGCCGGTCCGGCCATTCGATGACGGCGCGGAATTTGACCGACTCCCACAGCGGACTGTTGTGCACGCGGTTGGCGACGCCGTCGTAGTGCAGGATGGTGTTGAGGTACAGGATGTCCATGGAGCCATCCGGCGGCCCCAATGGCATGACGACCTTTTTCAGCCAGCGCTCCAGCTTGTCGCGCTGGGCCTTTTGCTGGACGTTCTCATCGTTCTCGATGTCGTCGAGCAGCACCAGGTCGGGGCGGTACGGTCCATGGCGCATGCCGCGCATGCGCTTGCCCGAGCCGAACGCCTGCAGCTTGATATCGGTCGCCGTCAGCGCGACGCCCACATTCCACACGCGGCCTTTGCCGACATGCTCGGGAAAGTCCATCGCCAAGCGGGGATTGTCGGTCAGCTCCACCTTGATGGCTTCCAGCATCATCTGCGCCTGATCCTGGCTGTCCATCACAATCGGGATGTAGTGCTTGCTCTGCCGGATGATGCACAGCAAGGTGAACACCTGCGTCACCAGGGTTGATTTGGCCTCGCCGCGAGGTGCGGAAATGTTGACGCGCTTGCCGCGCGGCGCGTCGATCCGTGACGGTAGGTTGTCGAAGCACCATTCGTGGAACACCGACGGCTCGCGGGTGCTGCTGTAGTGCGGAAAGTAGGTGTAGAAGAAGAAGCGGTAGTCGCCTGCGAGCACGCGGGCGCGCCGCTGGGCGCGAGCGGCGTCGTCCGGCGAAAAGCCATCGCAGGATGCCTCGATCAGCCGGCGCTGATCTTCGGTGAACGCCATCAGCTCCTGCAGGAACTGGGCGGCGGCGGTAGAGCGCTTTGCCATGTCAGTCGGCGTACTTCCGGGCGACTTCCTGGCCGAACACTTCCAGGATGTCGATGAACGCGGTGTGTTCCTTGGGGAAATGCAGCTGAATGAACTGCGACAGATCGCGCAGCAGGTCCATGCAGATCGACAGCGATGCCAGCTTGGGATTGGATCGACCGGCAGCGTTCACCACCTTGATGAAGCTGTCGGAAAGGCGAGCCAGGATGTCCGCCTTTACCGATGGCTGCAGCTGCTTGTTGGCTTTGACCTCTTCCAGGGTCGCGAGAAACTGGACGGTCATTTCCTCCACGACCTGGCCAGTCATGCTGTCTACGCTGCTGCGCGACATACGCTGCGCGGCACGGGCGATATCCCAATCGTCGCCTTGCTCTTTGGCCGCACGCTTCCAGTTGCGAGCGGTCTGGTAGCTGACGCTCACCAGCTCGGCCGCGGTGGTCAGCGGCATGCCCTGGACATACTTCGCGCGGAGCTGGCCCCGGATGCGCGGATCGTGCGCCATCAGCCCCCCTTGCCCATGTAGCGGATCAGCTCGACCAAGGCGGTCATGGCGCCGCCCGCAATGCCGCCCAGGCTGGCGGTCTTCACCATCAGCTTGCCGTGATCGCCTTCCAGACGGGTGACGCGATCTTCCAGGCCGTCCACGCGGTCCGTGATCGTCTGCTTCAGGTCGTCAATGCGCTGGTTCGTCGCATGCTGGCCGTGTTGAACCATATCGCGGATGCCCCGCAGCTCGCCCTGAATCGTGCCCAGCGCCAGCAGCACCTTGTCGTTCATGTCTTCGTTGCTCATCGACCCCATCCCGGTTTTCTCGTTTCAATACGCGACTGACACGGCGTGCAGCGCGTGGCGTTTGGCACCAGCTGGCGCCGCGCGATGGGGATAACCCCGCCGCAATCCATGCATTCGTCCGTCCCAGCCCCTTCGCATTGCGCCCGCACCAGCCGAATGGCGGCGTCGCGCTCTGCCTGCTCCAGTTGCTGCGCCAGCTCGAACTGACGTTCATTCATGTGGTGGTTCGCTATCGGTGAAGAGGTACGGCACGCAACCGTCCGGCATGACCTGGTAGAAGGCCAGCAAGCCGCAAAATCGGCCGGCGAGACGGAAATAGGCGCGCGCCACATCACGGTGGTTCGCCTCCAAGTCTTTCGGCTTGCCGCTCGCGGGCTGAGGAAGCGGGTCCGGCTGTGCCGTCAGATTCGGGGGCGGAGGCACCAGCAAAGGGTCCGGCATTGGCGGCGCGCCAGCGGCGCAGGCGGTCAGCAGGCAGCTCAAAATCGTCAATCGAGGCGTGCGCATCGGTCTGGGCGTCCTGGTTCAATCGGTTGAAATAGCGGTCTGTCTTCTGCACGGAGGCGTCCACGGCCTTGGCAGTGTCCTGGCCGCGTTTGATGTCCTTGCCGATGCGCTGGATGTCCTGCTGATGCCGGCGCTCCACTGCCGCTACATCGGCCTTGGCAGCGCTGGTTTTGCCGTTCGCAACCCCGACCAGATAGGCGGCGGTGTGCGTGGCCGCCAGCACAATGGCCGCGGCGATGACAACGACACGAACGCGTGCGGTCAGCTCGCTGGTGAGGGCGGCAGTGCTGAGCATCAGCAGCTCCCCTTACCCCAGCCGGCGCGCACATACATCGGCTCGTGCTTCAGCAGGATTCGGCGCGGATAGTCCGCGTTCTCGCGCTGATTGGCGGGATGGATACCGGGGTTGATATCGCAGGTCTTGCCCAGGCAGCGCATCGGCTCCGCAGACAGCTTCTGGCGCTCGTGGACCCAGCCGAGCCCGCCGTTGTATCCAGCCAGGGCAAACGCCATGCGCTCACAGTGATTCGCTGCCTTGACGCGGTCGTAGAGGTGCTTGTCGTAGGTCACCAGCGCACGGATTGCCCAGGTCGGATTGAACGGGGCGTTATCCGCGAGGCCAGCGTAGGCGCCGCTGATCCAGCGGGCCGTCGCCGGCATGAACTGAGACAGGCCCTGTGCGCCGACCGGGCTGCGAGCGTCGGCGCGCCAATGGCTCTCCTGGTGGATCTGACCCGCGAAGGTCGCCACAGGCGCTTCCAGACCCCAAACGAGCTGCGCCTGGCGCCGCAGTTCAAGCTTGTGGCGCGCGGCGTCAGCAGGCACCTGCGCATTGACTTGCGAGGGCACCAACGCGAGCAGCACCATGCAGGCCAGCACGAACGCGATGACCAGCTTGACCGCCTCGTATGCCGTGTCCAGCAGGAAGCCGAAGAGGAAACGCCGCGCGCGCTCGCCGCGGGTCATCGTCGACCAGGAACAGCGATGCCAGGGCTTCATGCTGCCAACCCAACGCAGATCAGGCTCGCGGCAACGATGATCGCCCGGCGCAAGCACGCAGCCCTGCAGCTGTCCGAGATATACGGATCGTCGCCCGCCTGGCGAATGAGAAAGACGTGCGGCCGCGCGTACGGGAAGATCATTCGATCCAACCAGTAGCCGCCCCAGCCGCCAAGCGACATGAGGTGCGCCTTGTAGAACGTGATGGACAGCAGCGCTTCGGACTGCCGGGTGGCGTAGGCCAAGAGCGCCAGCACGATGCTGACGACCAGCCAGAGAGAAAGGCGCGGGGCCTTGAGCTGAGGGACCTTCACAGAGCACTCCAAAAAACAGGGTGCACTCTGTGTCGGTGGCACCCGTAACCTGAGTCGTCAGGTTACGGGCGAGTGACGGTTAGCGATTTATGAAGCGTTTCACAATCGCCGGGCTCGAGAAAGTCCGCCCTATTGGCGGCGCTCTGCTTCGGCGATATCGCCAGCGGCCGCCGCCTTGCAGCGCCGTTTGAGGTTCAGATACGCGGCGCGATCCTCCTCAACGTACTTCTCAGGCGTTCGCCCGCCATGGACAGCCATTCCAAGAATCTGCAGCTGAGCAAGCGCTTCGCGGCATATCACCCGGATATCGTCGCTAAACGCAAGCGGTTCCCAGCGAGTCAACATCTCTGTGATCGGGTTGTCGAATGCCCGGTAGTAAGTCAGCGGCTCGTGTCGCATCAGATCAGGACGTGCGAGAGGGAATACGTCCACATTGCTAAGAAGCTTGGCGGTGGATTGCGTCAGCGCATCTAGCTCGCTTTCTGGCACCGGCATACGCTTTTCCGACGAAGCCGGCACCAGCTCCAGATTTTCATCCGGGGTTGATGCCGCAAGCATCAAGAAAACAGTGAGCACGAGGCACAGTGCGCTCAGCCCCAGAAACCCCCAAAACGCGCGAGCGCGCGACCTGGGAAGGGCATAGCCTTTTCTTTCGTACCAATTGCGAAAGCGACGAAAAGCCAAGCCGCTGTAGACCGCCATGCCCATAGACATCACACACGACGCCAGCATGAACCAGGCAATGATTTCGAACAGCAACGATTTCATCTATCAGTCGCTTACTGAGAGAGGTCACTTAGACGCTGCATTTTGGAGCACGCGCCAAGACGCAACTGCTTGAGAGTGGGAATAGCCGAGGTCCTTTCTCGTTTGCGCATATCGTGCGAACAAATCGGTGCAATCGTGCTTGCCCTTCTTCCCGGCAAAAACTGCGTAGGCCCCTTCAAGGATATCAACTGGCTTGGCATAGATGCCATCCTTCATGAGCATATTCGCAACAGTGACGGCCCGCCCAGCCAATACGGACGGTGACGCATCCCCGCATACGGCAGCGACGCTCGTCAATGCGGCCTCGGCTCGCTTCACCTCAACTCCGCTCTTGTCGACCAACTGGCCCGCGTCTATGGAGGCCAGCTTGTACGCCGCGGATTCGGCCGCGTGGCCACCTTGGGCAACGCTCAAGGCAGCGCATAGGACAGCGCATTGCTTAAGCATTTCTTTGCTCCCAGTACGCCTGCCACTTAGTCATGCAATACGACAGCGTTGTACGCAACTCCCAAGGGCTCATTCCCTTGAGCATTTCGCGTTGAAATGTCGCCCTGGTGAACTCAGTCACGGTTCCACGTAGGCCTGGCACGATCGCCCACATGCGAAGAACTTGCGCAACAGCGGCGTCGGACGAGATTTCCTTACCGGCCGCACATGCTTTCCACCCGCTTAAATACAGCGTGGCTTTTGGAAAGTCTGCGGATGTCATGGCTGCGACGGTCTTGACACCGATGTGCGCGTTCAGGGCTGATCGCACGACCTTTGCGGTCACTAGACCCGCCTCAGCAGCGACCACTTCATCGGTAAGCACTGAGAGCTGCAAGCGTTCTTCCTGCGACAGCTTCGCAGCAGCAGTGTCCTGTCCCAACTCTGTCGGTGCCGCCGTAAGGACCACCGACAAATCGCCTGCCACTTGAATGATGCCGCTTCCCGTAGCGAGCATCGACCCTAACCCCTTTTCTACCATCACTTCGTTCCCTTGAAATTCCTAAACCAACAGACCCGTCTAAATTGTTTTGTGCGTCAATTGGGCTTCATTTTACGCTGACGAGAAATTGTTGGGCGGCCACCTACCTGAACGATCCCTGTCCCCGTAGCCACCATATTGCGATGGCCTTGGACGTTCGACACTGTGGAACCTATGGGCTGCCTGGGGGCAGGCTCCTCAGCTGCAGTCGGCTGTGCAGGCTCCGGGAGCAGCGCCACCACCATCGCCGCTAGCTGGGCCGGGGTAATCGCCATGCCTGTTGCGGTCACCATCGTGAACGCCTTTTCGACGGCCTGCTTTACAGCCTGGATCTGAACACCGGCTCCGACCGACCTCTCGCCGGTCACGATGTACTGCACGTCTGCTCCCGCTCTTGCGATGGCTGCCAAATATGCGGCATCAGGCAAACGTTTGTTTGCCTCATAGTTGCCCTGCGTTGTTTTTGTGACGCGTGCGTGTGCAGCAAAATCCACCTGGCTAAGCCCCAAGCGCGCCCGCTCCTCGCGCAAACGATCGCCAACGTTTGTTTCCATATTTTCCTCTTGCATGGTCAACATTTGTTTGCTATCGTGCGCCCATACGTTGACTGTTTGACATTCAATTGCGGAGCAAATATGACAGGCCAAGAGGTTAAGCGCAAGCTGCGTGAGCGGGGTATCACCATCAAGCAGTGGTCCGATGAGAACGGATATCCCTACCTGCTTGTCTCCCGCGTCATTCGCGGCGTGCAGAAGGCGCACTACGGGAAGGGCCACGAAGTCGCAGTGGCGCTGGGCATGAAGAAGCCCAGCGACCAAACGGAGGCAGCATGACCTCCAGCCCTGTAACGTCTGTGGATTCCGCTGTCATCGTGGACGGCAAATATCCGAACGTTCGGATATTTGAGTTCGGGAATGCGGAGGTAGAGCTGGCCCGCAGTTTGGGCGTGCCTGTGGACGGTGATATCGGCGACCGCATTTCCCGCGCTGTCGAAAAAACCAACTACGCGCTGCGGGCGGTCATCGAAGCGGGCCTCGCGCTGCTTAGCGTGCGTGCCGAATGCGAACACGGGACCTTCATTTCTCTACTGGAAGAGCGTGGCATGCCTCCGCAGCGTGCGCACGAAGCAATGACCTACGCCAAGTTCGCTGCTGGCCTTCCGTCCGGCGACCGGGAAAGGGTCCTTGCACTGCCCAAGACGAAGGTACTAGCACTCGCCAAGGCGGACCCGGAGGTGTTGCAAGACCTTTTCGCCGATGACGAGCAATTTGGCGACATCGCTGCCCTATCGGTACGGGACCTCCGGCAGCGCATTCGCACCCTGGAAGCGGCAAAGACCGATCTTGCAACCAAGACCGAGACTCTGGAGCGCGAGCGCGACCGGCTCAGAGAGGACTTGCGGGTTGCGCGCGAAGGCCGCGTCAAGACCGGCGGCGCCGTGCCGATCCTGGTGCAGGACATTCGCCTGGAATGCGCAGCCCTGCATAAGAAGGCGCTCATGTCCGTCGAGGACATCGGCCGGCTCGCATCCGAACACCTGGCGAACGGCCTGAGCGAGAACGCCGAGTGGAACGTGCCGGTAGCCCGGCATGTGCACGCCGCGCTCGCTTCGCTGTACGCAACCGTCGGCGGCCTGATGGCGCAGATGGAACAGACCTACGGCCCCGAGCTGGCCGGCGATGCCACGGTGCTGGACACGTTCAGCCCGGAAGAGGCAACCCGCTGCGCCCTCGAGTATCGCGCCCTCATCGCCGAACACGAGCACGAGAAGAAGGCCCGCGAGTGGGAACGCGAGATGGAGCGCCCGCGCGGCGTTGGCCGTCCCAAGAAGCGTCCCGTTTGATCCCGTATCGATAGCTCAACCGACCACCGCCCCCCAGGTGTGACATGAGTTCCGTACTTGCCTTGAAATCCGACATCATGACCAGCCAATTGCCGGCTGCGCTCAACAGCGATCCGTGGCTTACCGCGACCGAGGCGCAACGGCAGACGGCTGAACTGCGCTACCAGCTGATCGGCCCTGGCCTGCAGCTCATCCAGGCCGGTGCAAGCGTCAACAATGTCGCCAGCCTACTGGCCGAGCGCTTGAGGGACACCGATTCCGCGGTCCAGCAGCAGCTGCTGGCGCGCCTCGGCGATGTGCCCTCGGTGCGTACGCTCAAGCGGTGGCTGTCTGCCTTCCAGCGGGAGGGCAAGGCGGGCCTGCTGTCCCGGCATACAGGGCGCGTGCGCCAGGACTACGGCTGGGAATTGCGCGCCATGGCGCTCTACAACCTGCCGAGCAAGCCGACCTATGCCGCCGTCGCGCTCAAGCTGCGCAAGGAGGGCTTTGACAGCGCGACCGAATCGCGGGTCAAGACGTACCTGAAGTCCCTGCCGGCAACGGTGGGCCCGAACAGCCCCGCTCGTGTCGGCCGGCACCTGCACAAGCTGCGGCATCAGAAGTTCCAGCCGCGCACGCTGGAGCAGATCAAGGTCGGCGACATCTACGCCGGCGACGGCCACACATGCGACTGCTATGTGGCGCACCCGAACACCGGCGGCGTGTTCCGGCCAGAACTGACGGCCTTCATCGACATCCGCAGCCGCTACGTTCCAGGCTGGTATCTGTCGGAGGCGGAGTCGGCGCTGTCCACGGTGTTTGCGCTGTCGCACGCCATGCAGACCCACGACCACCTGCCGCTGTTTCTGTACCTCGACCGTGGCGCCGGCTACCGCTCGAAGCTGCTTAACGACGAAGCGACAGGCTTTTACAGCCGCTTCGAAATGGATGTCATCGGCGCGCTGCCGGGCAACCCGCACGGCAAGGGCTGGATTGAGCGCTGGTTCCGCACGGTGCGCGACCACCACGACAAGTTCTTTGCCGGCGGCCAAGTGTACTGCGGCAACGACATGGCCGAGGAAGTCAATCGCCGGCTGTCTTCGGACGTGAAGGCCGGCAAGCGCAAGCTCCCGTCGCTGGCCGACTATGCCGCCAGCCTGAGCCAGTTCATCCACGAGTACAACCACACCCCGATGGACGTGCTGGATGGCCGCACGCCGGCCCAGGTGTGGGCGAGCCTGGAGCGCAACCCCGTCGTGCTGTCGGCCGAGGCGATTGTGCGGCCGCGCGAAAAGCGCACGGTGCGCCGGCAGATGGTGGAGCTGCACAAGCGCCAGTACTACGCCAACGAGCTGGCCCTGTACGACGGCAAGCAGCTCACGGTCGAGTACGACCTGCACAACGACGCGGCCGTCTGGCTCTACGACGCCAAGGACCGGTTCGTATGCCAGGCGGGGCTGGTGCGCACGGTCGGCGTGGTCCCGCAATCGCGCCTGGAGGAACAGCGCGACAAGCGGTTGCAGGGCCAGATCAAGCGCCTGCAGAAGAAGGCCGACGAAGCGCGCGCACGGCGCCAGGACGCCATCACGATTTCCGACCAGCTGGAGCAGCTTCCCGACCTGTCCACGCCCCTAACGGCACGCGTACCGGTCAAGACCGGCATTGTCATCGACCTGCTGAACAACGACGAATAAGGACCACATCATGACGCAGCAGACTGCTGATACCCCTGTCCTGGCCGTTCCGACGGAATGGATGGACTCCTACACCGAGCAGAACCGCCAGGACGTTGCCAGCATTCACCAACAGCTCGCGGAGCTGGGCCTGACCCGCGCATGGCTGGCCCGCCTGTCGCGCGTCGCACCGACGACGCAGTCGCAGGTGCTCAACGGCAAGTATCCGACCGACCCGAGCAAATGGATTCGCCAGATGATCGACGCGCTGGCGACGCACACGAACCGCAAGTCGGTCGGGGTCATGCCTCACGTCGTCACGAGCACCTACCAGATGGCGGTCGTCGTCTGCGACCGCGCCCGGCAGTACCGGAACTTCGGTGTGCTGTGCGGCTACGTCGGCGTCGGCAAGACCGAGGCCATCAAGCAGTATCAGCAGCGCAACACCCATACGCTGCTGATCGAGGCCAATCCCGATATGTCGCCCAGCGTGATGCTGGACGAGCTGCGAGCCCAGCTCGCGGCCCCGATGTCGCGCTCGCTCGACGCCAAGTTCTCCGGCATCGTTGAGGCGCTGACGAACACCACGTTCCTGCTGATCGTCGACGAAGCCGAAACGATGCGCCCGAAGTGCCTGCACTACCTGCGCCGCATCCGCGACAAGGCGGGCGTGGGCATCGTCCTGGTCGGCACCGAGCGCCTGTTGCAGCTGGTCAAGCCGTCCTACGGCGAGTTCGACCAAATCCGATCGCGCGTCGGCTTCTGGCCGCAGATGATCAAGGGCATCACACGCGAGGATGCCGACGCGCTGGCGCAAGCGGCGCTGAGCGACCAAGGCGAGTTGCCCGAGGACGCGCTGGACGCCCTCTGGCACTACTGCAAAGGCTCGGCCCGCATGCTGGTCGAGAACTTCATTCCCGCGCTGCGCGACTACGGCCTGAAGAAGCATGCCATGTCCGCCGATCTGGTCCACGCCGTGGCGCGCGACGTGCTGCTGCTCGGCGAGTCGCGCCCGTACTAACACCAGGAGTCCTCGCAATGACGAATACACCCAACCCATCCGGCATCACCGTCCGCTACACCGAGGGCGGCATCAAGGTGGAGGCGACCGGTGCGGCTGCCCTCGAGTTTCTGTGCCACCTCGCCGACCTGCCTGCTGAAACACGTAAGGCAAAGCAACCCGCCGCGATGCCGGCCACAGACAAGGACGCCGCGATGAAGCTTGACACTCTGCTGGCTGGCAGCCCGACGCTCCTCGAACTGCAGCGAGGTCTGCGGCACCTGCGTGCCGAATGGCGCCGCGTGTGGCTGCGTGTGCGGCTGCGCCGCGAGCTGACCTACCTGGACCGCGAGGAAGAACGCGCCGTCAACGAGGTGGAATGGCGCAAGGCCGAGCTGGAAGACGCCCAGGGCAACCTGATTCGGCTGCAGGTCGTCTACGCCAACCGCCGCGCGGCGCTGCGTCGGCGGCTGGAAGCGGCGGCGCGCAGCGCGGAGGTCCTGTAATGCCGCTGCCAGAAGTGTGCTGCCCGAACTGTCGGGTGCGCATGTCCCTCGACGTGGTGCTGGCGGACAACGGCATTGCCGAAATGCTGCAGGCGCTGGTGGACATCCATCCCGCTGGCGACACGGTCATCAAGCCCTTGCTGCGCTACATCGGCCTGTTCGGCCCGCGCAAGACGCAAATGACCAATGGCCGCATGGCGAGCCTGATCCGCGAGCTGCAGCCCGAAATGGCCGCGGCGCAGGTGACCTGGAACGGGATCGTGTACGCGGCTCCGCTCCAGCTGTGGGCGCAGACCTTCGCTTATGCGGTCGAGCAGGCCAGCCTCGGCAAGCTCGACTTGCCGCTGAAGTCCCACGGCTGGCTGCGCTCGGTCATGGCCAGCCAGGCCGGACGCTCGGCCAGCAGCGCGGAGGCCGCGCGGGAAGCGCAGGCGCGCGGCGTGGCCGGTGCCGGCACTTCCCCCGAACGGCGCAACGCGGTCAGCACCACGGCCGGGCCGATCCACCTGGACGCTTCGCTGCCGAAATCCCAAATGCCGGACCACGTACGGAACGCGGTCCAGAACCTGAAGAAAGGACGTACATCGTGAGCACGCAAGAGAACCAACCTCAGATCCCGGACGGCTACCGACTCAACGCGCAGGGCCACCTGGTGCCCGAATCGGCCATCCGCCCGATCGACATCGAGCGCGACCGCCTGGTCACCGAAATGGTGGCGCTCGCCAAGCAGCAGCGCGACCTGCTGGCCCAGTTCAAGGCACGGGTATTCGGCGACGCCAACGCCTTCGTTTCGCTGTCGGCCGACACGTACGGCGTGAAGCTCGGCGGCGCCAAAGGCAACGTCACGCTGCACAGCTTTGACGGCAGCATGAAGGTGGTCATCCAGCGCGCCGAGAACATCAGCTTCGACGAGCGGCTGCAGGCCGCCAAGCAGCTCATTGACGAGTGCATTCTGGAATGGGCCAAGGGCAGCGATCCCAAGATTCAGGTGCTGGTCCAGCAGGCGTTCGAAACCGACAAGGAAGGCAAGATCAACACCGGTCGGGTGTTGGCGCTGCGCCGCCTGGACATCCAGGACGAGAAATGGAAGCGCGCCATGGAAGCCATCGGCGAGTCTGTCCAGGTCGTCGGCACCAAGACCTACATGCGGTTCTACGAACGACCGGCCGGCAGCGATACGCACGCGGCCATCTCGCTGGACTTCGCGTCGCTGTGAGGGCGCCCATGCACCTGATCAACTTCCAGGCGCGGTACGCCCCGGCGGTGCTCGATGGCAGCAAGCCTCACACCATCCGCGCGCGGCGCAGCGACGGCCGCAATCCGCAGCCTGGCGACACGCTGCGGCTCTATACCGGGCTGCGCACCAAGCAAGTTCGGCTGCTGCGGCAGGAAGTCTGCGAGTACGTGGTGGAGGTCACCATCCTGCCGCCGATGGCCGACCGCATTCCGCAGGTGTTTCTCGGCGACCGCCTGTTGACCGCCGACCAGGTGAACGAACTGGCGCGCGGCGACGGCTTCGAAGATTGGCGCGATTTCGTGGCCTTCTTCCAGGACCTTTATGGCCTGCCGTTCACCGGCAACCTCATCGGCTGGTCGGCCATGCCGACCTATATCCGACTGCAGTAACGCCCGCCGCGAGCGATTCGCGGCCTTTCCCAACCCCTAGGAGCAATCCATGAACAAGACCCAACTGATCGAAGCCGTTGCCAAGCAAGGCGAAATGACGAAGACGCTCGCCGGCATTGCCGTCGACGCGGTGCTGACCGGCATCAAGACCGGCCTGCAGGAAGACGGCGAGGTATCGCTGACCGGCTTCGGCAGCTTCGCCGTGACCGAGCGCGAGGCGCGCCAAGGTCGCAATCCGATGACCGGCGAGGCCATCCAGATCGCGGCCAGCAAGGCGGTCAAGTTCAAGGCCGGCCAGGCGCTCAAGGACGCCGTGGCCTGACCGCCGCGGCATTGCGAAACACCTGCTTCGGCGGGTGTCTGCCGGGCGTGGTGGCCCGGTACTGACGAGCAGCCAACATGGACCGAAACTCAGCTATCGACAAGATCAAGAAGTGCCTGGCCCTTTCGGCCAGCGCCAACGAGCACGAGGCGGCGGCGGCGCTGCGCCAAGCCCGCGCGCTGATGGAGAAGTTCCGCATCAGCGAGGGCGACATCCTGGCTTCCGACGCGCATGAGGCCAAGGCAACGGCCGGCGCGGCGAGCAAGCCCGCGCTGTGGGAGAACAACCTGGCGGTGACGGTGTGCCGCGCTTTCGGCTGCCAGCCGCTGTTCCGCCGGGGCATCGGCCCAGGTCAGTGGTGCTTCATCGGCACGGCGGCGTCGCCGGAAATTGCGCAGTACGCCTTCGGCGTCTTGATGCGCCAGCTCAAGAAGGCACGCGCGTCCTACATCCAGGCGCATTGCAAACGGCTCAAGCCGATCAACAAGACGCGGCGGGCAGACCTGTTCTGCCAAGCCTGGGTCGGCGAGGTCTGGCGCCAGGTGCAGGACGTCGCGGAAGACCCTGACAACGCCGCCGCCATCGAGGCGTACATGCAGGCGCATCACCCTGGCTGCGGAGAACTGGCAGCCACCGATCGCAATGGCGACCGCAAGTTCGCCGAAAAGGACTGGGACGCGATTGAAGCGGGTGCCCGCGCCGGTCGGCAGGCACAGTTGCACCGTGGCGTCACGGCCGAGGCGGGGCCAATGGCGCTGCCGCAATAGCAGCGAAACGCCCGCCTCAGCGGGTGTCTGCTGGGCGTGGTGGCCCGGCACTGATGAGCAGCCAGCACAAGGAGATTGCAGTGGAGAACAGCAGCAACGAGGTCACGAACATGGACGCCCAGCCGCACGCCGTGGCCGCATCGTCCGCCCTGGTCATCGCAGCGCGCGAGTTCGTCCGCGCCTGGCAGGACGGCGCCTTGCATCTTGGCATGGCGGAAACCGCCCATGCGCGGGCGATCTGCCGCGCGCTCGCGGCCGAGGACCAGCAGGGCTGACATGGCACTCTCGACCGATCCGGCCAAGCGCGACCGCCAGATGATTCGCCTGAAGGCGACGAAAGCTGGCATGTCCGAAGACCAGTACAAGGACTGGCTGCGCGGGCAGTTTGGCGTGGCATCCGCCACCGAGCTGAACGAGCGTCAGCGCCGCCAGGCGCACGCGCACCTGGGCAAGCTGCTGGACGCCGCCAGCGGGCGGCAAGACACTGGCACTTGGCGCGAGCCGCAGCTGCGCAAGCTCGACGCACTTTGGGGCGCGCTGGCGGCGCGTGGGGCCGTGCGCGTGAACACGCGCGAAGCGATGGAGTCGTGGTGCAAGCGGTCCGTGCCGCGCCTGGCGGCCCTGCGCTTTGCCAACAGCACCCAGCTGCAACACCTCATCGAGTCCCTGAAGCAGTGGCTGCTGCGCGTCGATCCCACCGCCGACCTGAATCCGTGACCACGCCGCCTGTCATCATCGACCACCGCGCGCTGCCCGAGCTGCTGCGCGAACTCATCGACTGCATCGGTGAGGCGGCGGCATTTCGCCTGATCGAATGGCGCGGCGGCGCTTACCTGTCGGTGCCCAAGCGGGTCGATCCGCAGCACCCGCTCGTGGAGCTGATCGGCCCGGCGCAGTTCGTCGCGCTGGTCGAGCGGTTCAGCGGCGAAACCCTGATGCTGCCGAAGAACGACGCCGTGATGCGCCAGCAACGCCATCAGATGATCCGCCATTTGCGCTATCACGAGCGTCTGCCCGTGGACGCCATCGCCCTGCGAGTGGGATACTCCATGCGCCGGGTGTTCCAGATCCTGGGCGAACACGCCCCGACGCCCACCAGCGGCAGCCTGTTCGACTGAGCCGCGCACTCCCTCCGGTCACACCCCCTTTAAAACGCGCGTACAAGCGTTTAAAAACGTCGCGCATCCCTTGGCGGCTACCGTTGTACCCCCAAGGCACCAAAACGCGTTGTAGGCCGTTTTAACGCGTCGCCCTTTTCTACCCCTGCAGCTCCGCCTCGCAGAACCATTTGCTTGTGAAATGGTTCACCATTCTTTGGCGCGCCATCGCCCGCAGACTGCGAGGCATGGACAAGCACACCACCTCCCAAGACAAGGGCCTCGCCGGCTGGATTGAGGTCTTCCGCGCAGGCTCGCACGTCGCAAGCGACGGCAAGCGCTGCGAATTCACCCAGGCCGATCTGGACCAGATCGTCGCCAATCAGGCGCTTGGCGCCGCGCCGGCCGTGCTGGGACATCCCAAGGACAACGATCCGGCCTACGCCTGGACCTCCGACATCAAGCGCGAAGGCGACCGCCTTTTCGTCAAGTTCACCGACATCAATCCCGACTTCGCCAAGGGCGTGCAATCGGGCGCCTACCGCAACCGCTCGGTGTCCGTCTACAAGGACGGTGAGCACGGCTGGCGCCTGCGGCATGTCGGCTGGCTGGGCGCCACGCCGCCCGCGATCGACGGCCTGCGACCGGTTCAGTTCAGCGACGGCCAGGAAGCCCTGGAGTTCGCCATGCCCGAGCCGTACCGGCTGCGCTGGGCCTTCGAATCGATGGCCGGCGTCCTGCGCCGCCTGCGTGAATCCGTGATCGCCGAGAAGGGCCAGGCAGCTGCCGACGCGCTGGTGTCGAACTGGGAAATCGACTCGCTGGCCGACGTGGCCGCCGACCTGGACACGCCGCGCGAGAACAACCCCGCTTTTTCCAAGCCAGGAGCAACCACCGTGACCACGTTCACTCAAGCCGATCTGGATCGCGCTCGCCAGGAAGGCGAAGCGCAAGGGCGTCAGGCCGCTGCCGCCGAGTTCAGCCAACAGGTAACCGACGCCAATGCCCGCGCCAGCCAGGCCGAGGGCGAGCGCCGCGCCGCGCGCATTCAAGGCCAGATCGACGGCTGGGTCCGCGAAGGCAAGGTGACCCCCGCCGAGAAGGCCGGCTTGGCCGAGTTCATGGCCCAGCTGGAGACCGGCGCGGCCCAATCGTTCGAGTTCTCGGCGCACGACGGCCAGACGGCCAGCAAGACGACGGCGCAGTGGTTTGCCGACTTCATGGCGAGCCGCGCCCCGGTGGTGAAGCTGGGTGCCGGCCAGGATGGCGGCGAGCCGGTGGCCATCGATCCGAACGATGCCCAGCAGCTCGCGACGGCAGCGCACGAGTACATGAAGGCGCAGGAGGCCAAGGGCATGACGGTCTCGTACGCCGACGCGGTCATGCACGTCAGCAAGTCCTGACGCGCGGCCAGCTCTTCCCAACCCAGCAGACGAGGACTTCATGCTGACCAACAAACGAATCCTGATCGGCAACTTCATTGCCCAGGGCGCCGTGGCCGCGTACCGCCTGGTGGCGTACGGCGACCAGGATGACACGGTGAAGCTGGCCACCGGCGCGCCCGGCGAGAAGCTGCGCGGCGTCAGCTGCGACGCGGACGCGGCCGATGGCAAGCGCGTCGATGTCGCGCAGCTGGGCATCGCGCCCGTCATCTACGGCGCCGCCGTGGCCCGTGGTGACCGCGTGAAGGCCGACGCGGAAGGCCGCGCCATCCCCATCGCAGCCGGCGAGGCGTTCGTCGGCGTGGCCGAGGTGGCCGGTGTGGCGGGCGACCGCGGCGCCATCCTGATCGCCCACGGCTGAGCGACAGCTAGCCAATCGAGTTCCCTTCGAAACCCTGTTCAAGACTGAACGAACCCAGGAGCCAAACACATGGATAGCCCGTTTCCGCAGGACACGCAGCTGACCGCCATCGCCGTGATCGTCCGGAATCAAATGATGATCGCCGACGAGGTGCTGCCGCGTACCGCGCCGCTCGGCAAGGAGAAGTTCTCCTACCAGTCGTACCCGGCCGAGCAGCAGTTCACGGTGCCGGACACCAAGGTCGGCCGTCGCTCGCAGGTCAACGAGGTCGAGTTCAGCGGCAAGCGCGTGACCGACGAGACCGAAGACCACGGCCTGGACCATCCGCTGCCCATCAGCGACATCAACAATGCGCCGGCCAATACCAACATCGAGGCGCTGACCACCGAGATGTTGTCGGGTCTGATTATTCTGGACCGCGAAGTGCGCACGTCGCGCCTGGTGTTCAACAAGGACAGCTACGCCGGCAACTCGGAGGTGGTGTCCGCCACTGACCGATTCGACGCCGCTGGCAGCGATCCCGTGGAATACCTGCTGGACGTGCTGGACCGCCCCATCATGCGGCCGAACATCGCCGTGATCGGGCAAGCGGAATGGCGCCTGCTGCGTACCCATCCGGCCGTGGTCAAGGCCGTGCACGGCAACAACGGCGATAAGGGTGCCGCCACGCGCCAGCAAGTGGCCGAGCTGCTGGAGATCGAGGACATCCTGGTCGGCCGCGCGCGCGTGAACTACGCCAAGCCGGGCAAGGCCGCCGAGCTGCGTCCGTGCTGGCGCGGCGGCATGGCCCTGATCTACCAGGACAAGGCTGCCGCCAAGGTGGCAGGCGTGGTGGACGGCTCCAACGTGACCTTCGGCTTTACCGCGCAATACGGCACGCGTGTCGCCGGGTCGAAGGACGACAGCACCATCGGCCTGCGTGGCGGTCGCCGCGTGCGCGTGGGCGAATCGGTCAAGGAAGTCATCTGCGCCCCGCACCTGGGCTTCTTCCTGCAGGACGTCATCACCCCGGCCGCATAACACCCCTGGAGCGTGAGCGACCCCGGCCGGCGTGGCAGTGCGGCGCCGGCCGGGCCGCACGTGGAGAACCCCATGAGCGAGATGAAAACCTATGAAGTCCTTGCGCCGGTTCGGCTGTATCGCCGCTCTCGCGGCGTGGGCGCGATCGTGCATGCCCACCCGGAGGATGTCCGCGACCTGGTTGGCACCACTTTGCGCGAGCTGGCCGAGGACGACAGCGGAGCAGACCAAGGCGGCGAAGGCGCCTCCGGTTCCGCTGCGGCCCTGGCAAGCACCGCGCCGCCGCCGTCGGATGGGCACGCGCCTACCGCGCCGTCCCAGGAAGACGGCCAGGTGACCAGTGGCGCAGCCGCGCCGGCCACGACCGACGTTGCCGCCAAGCCCGCCTCGGCTGCCTCCGAGCCTGCAGCGGAGGCCCAGAAGAGCCGGACGGCGCGCGCTAAACCCGCTGCCACGAAAGGCAAGGCGCGCCGATGAGTGCCTACGCGACCGCCTCTCAATTCGCCCAGGAGTACGGCCTGTCTGAGACCTACCAGCTGTTGCGCGACGAGCAGGACGAGCTGCTGTCGCCGGAGCTGCTGGGCGAAGGCTTGGCGGGCGCGTACGGCGCGGATCGGACTGAAGCCGAGAAGGCGGTGTGCGACGCCGCCATCGGCCGCTTGGCGTCGATGCTCGTCGACATGAGCCTGTTCATGGACGGCTACCTGCGCAGCGCAGTGACGTTGCCGTTGTCGGCGGCCGACATCGCGCAGACGCCGCTGAAGACCTGCTGCCTGGAGCTGACCCGGTGCCAGCTGATGGATGACCCCGACAACCTGACGGAGCAGCAGGAAAAGCGCTGCAAGCGCTGGGATGTCTGGCTCAAGGACGTGGCGGCCGGCGTGGTGCGGTTGCTGCCGGCGCCGTCGTCGACGGTGCGTCAGATCCGCTGGGGCAAGGTGCCGAGCATCGCGGACGGGTACGGCAGATGAACGGCGTTTCGCTTCGCTGGCAGTTCGATGACGAACCGCTGCGTGCTCACCTGGAGCGCCTGGCGCAAGAGCAATTCGTGCGCGTTCGGCAGGACATCGGCGAATACATGGTCGGGCAAATCCAGGATCGGTTCGATGAGCAGCGCCTGTGGGATGGCACGGCCATGTCGCAGTCCAAGGCCGCCATCGCACGCCAAGGACAGACGCTGATCGAGAACCGGCTGCTGTACCAGAGCTACGTCTACCAGCTGGTTTCTAAGGGCGTGACCGTGGGCAGCAACTTGGCTTATGCGGCGATTCACCACTTTGGTGGCGACACCGGGCGCGGCCATCGGACTCACATCGAAGCGCGGCCGGTGCTGGGCGTCAACGACCTGGACGAACGCGTTATCGGCAACAAGCTGGTCAATGCACTGAAGGATATGCAATGAGCGTCGTGCCGGAACTGAAGGGACTGCAGCTGCTGGACGCCCTCAAGGATGAAATCAAGGCCAAGGCCGGCAAGCTGTTCGACACCGTCGAGGACTACGGCGGCCAGTTTGACGAAGACGAGATCGGCGCCAAGTCGTTTAACGCGCCAGCCGCCTTCACGGCCTGCCTGGGCTGGCGCAAGGCCCCCAGGAGCAGCTACTTGACCGGCCGCTACGTCTGGGAGCTGCGCCTCGCGGTGTTCATCGTGACCAAGGACAGGACCCGCGAGGCGCGCATGCGCGCTGCCATGGCGCGCGCCGAGGTGGTGTCCCGCCTGGTCAATGGTTGGGACCAGCCGGCATGCGCAGGCAAGGCGGAAGGCGTGATGGCGGAGAACCTCTACAACCGCAAGCTCGACAAGCAAGGGCTGGCGCTGTGGATGGTGGCCTGGTGGCAGGAAGCCGAGTTTCCCAAGGTGCTGCCCGAGCTGCACGACCTGGTAGAGGTCGATATGGAAACCCATGCCGTCACTTCGGTGCCGGCGCCGCCGGAGCCGCCCGCCGGTCCGGCGATTACACACGAACTGGAAATGGAGTGAAGCATGGCGCGAGTCAGCAAAGATACGACCCCCGCGACCGACATCGAGGTCGGTAACAACGAACCCGCCCCGCCCGCGCCGGCACCGGCGCCGACATTCAAGGCGCCGCGCCTGGGCGAGCAGATCGCCGTCGTAGCCGGCCCCGGCCGCGTGCTGGCAAACCTGGAGTACGGCGGGCGCTACAGCGAAACGGAAGTCAGCCGCGCCACCGTGACGCTGCGGATTCTGCGGCTGCTCGCGGACGGCGACCTGATCCGCAGGCCGCTGTAACGCCTCATCAACCCTGGTTCAACGCCGATTTAACCACCCATCACAGGACGAACAACCATGCTGCCCGATCTGCTCTCCACCACCTACCTGATGCCCGGCGTCGCCCACAAGTTCGACGCCAGCAAGGCCATTCGCGGCTTGCGCGGGATGCCGCGCAGCCTGCTGCTGATCGGCCAGGCCAAGCCGCCGGCCGGCGTGGATATCACCAAGCGTCAGCGCGTCACCAGCGAGGCCGAAGCGATCGGCGTGCTGGGCGAAGGCTCCATGCTGCTGGCGATGTGGCGTGCGGCAAAGGCGAATGCCGCGCTGGGCATGCCCATCGACCTGGTCATCCTGACCGACGACGAAACCGCTGTGGCCGCGACTGGCAAGGTGGTGGTGCAGGTCGATGCGCAGCACGCGTCCGGGGAACTGCCGCTCTACATCGGCGGCGAACGCATCCGCGTGGGCGTGGCCGTCAACGACACGGCCGCCACGGTGGCAACCAAGCTCATCACTGCCATCAATGCTCGCACCCGGCTGCCCGTTACCGCGACGGCAGGCGAAGCGGCTGGCGACATCACGCTGACCTGCCGCTGGAAGGGCGCCACCGGCAACGGCATCGACCTTCGGGGTGCGTACTTCGCCGACGACCGTCTGCCCCAAGGCGTGACGCTGACCATCACTCCCATGGCGGGCGGTGCGGTGGACCCGGATATCACGCCGGTGTTGTCCGCGATCAAGGGCTTCCGGCCGACCGAGTACGCCATGCCGTACACCGACAGCGCCAACATGGGTGTGCTCGAGCAGGAGCTGGAGCGCCGCTGGTCGTTCGCCGACATGCAGGACGGCCAAGCGGTCACCGTCGTGCGGGGCACCGAAGGTCAGGTGGCCGCCTGGCTGGAGCCGCGCAACTCACCGCTCGTGCACACCTTGTGCGTGACCAAGGACCTGTCCAACACCTGGGAGACCTGCGCGGCCGCGGCTGCGGCCATCGAGAGCCATTGCGCGACCGACCCGGCGGTGCCGTTCACCGGCATCAAGCTGGTCGGCTACGTCGCCGCGCGTCTGGAAGATGACTTCGAGGGCGAGCAGAAGAACAACCTGCTGAACGCGGGCGGCTCCGTGATGGAAACCATGGAAGACGGCACGGCGAACCTGCTGCGCATGGTGACCAACTACACCAAGCACCCGACCGGCGCGGTGGATCCGAGCTGGCGCAACCTGAACTGGGTCAAGACGCTGTCGTACTACCGCTGGTTCACGGTCACCGAAATCCAGATCAAGTACCGCGGCTACAAGGCTGCCGAATACCTGGTCGAGCCGATCCCGGGCCAGAAGATCATGACCGTCCAGCTCGGCACGGACATCATGCTCAACAACTACGACCAGTTCATCGCGGCCGGCCTATTCCAGCACGCCGAGCACTACAAGAAGACCTTGCTGGTCGAGCTGGACGGCACCAACGGCCGGCTCAAGGTGGTGGACCAGCCGGTACTGGTGACGCAGCACTACCAGACGGAAATCACGAGCGAGTTCATTGCTGGACACGTCTGATTCCCGGCGCCGCCCGCAAAACCCCTGACATTGAACGGAGAAAGAGATGGCTTGCGAAAGCGAACTGTATCGAGTGGACAGCTTCACCGTGGACGGCGAGGAATGGCCGATTGAAGACGGCAGCGCCACGATTGAAGGCGCTGCCGGCTTCGAGCGTGAAGCAGCACTGTCGGCCAGCGGCCCGGATTTCACCACGCGCAAGCGCGTGCCCCGGATCATCAAGGCGAAGCTGCAATTCAACGGCTCGAAGACGCCGGACCAGGTAAGCGCGGTCTGTGAAGCGCAGATCGTCATGACGAACCTGCATACCGGCCGGCGCTGCCGCGCAGGCAAGTGTTCGTTCCGCAGCATGGGCGAAATCGGGACCGGCCCGGTGGACATCGAGTTCGTCGCGCTGACCCCGCTGCAGTGGCTGTAACGCCCACGCGGTACGCCTGATCGGTGGCGGGCGCCGGCCCCGCCACCGACTCTTCCAGCCGGCCTATTTCTTCGATACCCCCCAAGATGAATACCCAGGACATTCACGTCGTGCAGCTGGTCGATGGCCTCAAGTCGGTGGTCGGCACGCAGGAGGTGCGCTATCGCACGGTGCGGTTGCGCGAAACAAACGTGGCCGACGAGTACGCTGCCCTGCAGATGGCCGAGCGTGTCGTCCATATCAACGGCAAGCCCACCTTGCTGGTCTCGGACGAGCTGTACCGGATCGCCCTGACGCTGCGTCACGTGGAGCGCTTCCAGGCCGCGGGCCTGGATGACATCACGCTGGACCTGCTGACGCTGGAGATGTTTGGGCGCCTGTCGCCGCTCGATCTGCAACGGATCGAAGATCGCGTGGTGCTGGTCGACCTTGCCGCCCACCTGCGCCATGGCCTCATCACGCAGGCCGAGTTCGACGCGGCGGTCGCGGGCGAGAAGGAGCCGCAAGGCCCGCGATCCGAGGGCCAGGCTGCAGCAGTGGGAGAAGCTGGCGCGGCAGCTGAGTCTGGCCCTGCAATGCTCGCTGACTTCAGCGCGGGCGATGCCGCTGGCGCAGCTGCTGGCGCAGGCGCGCGAGCTGGAAGCCGCGCATAAGGCCCGGCAAGGAAAGCAGCGATGACCAGCCGCAGCCTGACCCTCCGCTACATCATCAACCTGGCCGGCAACCTGCAGCGCCGCGCCGCCGAGAACGCGCGCGTCGTCGAGCAGGCGAGCCGCCGGCAGACCACCGCCCTGGCGAGCACAGACAGGGCCGCGCATCAGACCGACCGGTCGCTGCAGAAGGTCGGCAGCAAGACGAACGCCGCCCGTGTCGAGGCGGAAGCGCGTCGCATGCAGGGCGCCATGGGCAACGTCGCGGCCGCGGTGCAGCGCGCGGACGCGGCCATGTCCCGGTTTGGCACCGGTCGGTCGTCGCTTGAGCGCACGTACACGTACCTCGGTGGTATCGCCCGCCGCATGGAGGAAAGCCGCCGCCACGCCGAGCGCCTTGCCCATGTCCTGGGCCGGACCAGCCAGGTTGGTGGCGCTGTGGTCGGCGGTGCCGCCGCTGGTGGCGCGGCCGCCGTGGCGACCCTCAAAAAACCGGTGGCGTTCGAAGAGCAGATCGCGCACATGGTGAATCTCGCCTTTCCGAAGCGCGACACAGTCGGCCGCCTGGCCGGTATGCGGATGCTGGAAGCACGGATCAATGATGCGACGCGGTTCGGCGGCGGCTCACGCGAGAGCGCCGCCACAGCCTTGAACAGTCTGCTGGCCTCGGGCGCCCTCGGGGAAGGCGAAAAGGGCCTTGCGGCCGCCTTCCAGATGCTGCCGGACCTGCAGCAAGCAGCCACTGCCAGCGGGGCGAACGTAACGGAGCTGGCCGAGATTGCCTACAAGGCAATCCAGAACTTCGGGCTGAAGCCGGAGGAGATCGGCATCGCGCTGGCCAAGGCGATCAAGGCTGGCCAGGAAGGCAGCTTTGAGATCAAGGACATGGCAAAGTGGCTGCCGGAGATGATGGGCTCAGCCCGTACGACCGGCCTCACCGGCATGGCCGGCTTCGAGACGATTCTATCGGCAGCGCAGACCGCGATGATTACCGCCGGATCGAAGGACGCGGGCGGCAACAACCTGGTCAACCTGTTGGGGAAGATGGGCAGCCCAGATACGCGCAAGGACTTCGAGAAGTTGGGCATCGACCTGAGCGGCTCGCTCGCGCGAGCACGGGAACAGGGAATTGACTCAGTCACTGCCTTCACCAACTTCCTGGAGCAGGTCGGCGGCAGGGACAAGCGATTTGCGCAGCTGAAGGCGCGCGCTCAGAAGGAGACCGAAGCTGACAAGAAGGCGACGCTTGAGGCAATGGCTGACATTCTTCATGGCAGCGCCGTTGGTCAGGTCATTCAGGACCGCCAAGCGTTGATGGCCGCCGTAGCGCTGATGACGAACAAGGACTATACGAAGCGCGTTCTGCAGGCGGTTCAGGCGGAACAGGGGGAAACCACTCAGGCCAACTACGCCGTCATCCAGTCCACGGGAGCTTACAAGGCTCAGCAAGTCACCAACGAAGTCGATATCGCGCGCTCCAACGTCCTGCACGAGATCGAGGGTCCGCTGAAGTCGCTGCTGGACTCCGTCACGGCTTTGGCGCGGGAATTCCCGACTCTGACGACGGCGGTAACTGGAGCAGCGCAGGGCATTGGCATCCTCGCGGCAGGAAGCGCGGGGGGCGCGATTACCGCGCTTCTGATGAATCGTCGAAGGGCCGGCGGTGGTGCTGGCATGCCAGGCACTGGCGGCATGCCAGCGTTTGGCGGTGGTCCCGTCCCGGTCTACGTTGTGAACAAAGTGCCCGGCTGGACTGCTCCAGTGCCAGGCACACCGAATGCGGGAGGCGGCGCAGGCCGTGCTGGCACTGCCGGGGGGGCAGCTGCCGCCGGTGCCGCTTCCCGCGCCTCACGCTTGCTGCGCGGAGCCGGCTTGCTCGGCGCGGGCGTGGCGGCTTACGACGTGGCGGCCACGCTGATGGACAGCAACAAGGGCACTGCGGAAAAAGCCAACGCCGTGGGCCGCACTGCTGCTGGTATGACCGGAGCGTGGGCGGGCGCAATGGCAGGTGCCAAGCTCGGTGCGGCCGTTGGTGGATTCGCCGGGCCGCTGGCCACCATCGCTGTCCCGGCCCTGGGATTGGGCTTGGGGGCGGCCGGCTACTTCGGCGCCCAATGGGCGGGCGACAGCCTGTCGAACCTCTTCACGCCGCCGTCCAAGCGGGCCGGCGTCGTGCGCCGCGACGATGGCACCCGCGTCGAGTTGCCCTCGGAGGCCCGCGCCCAGCTCGGCATGACCCTGCGCCAGACGCCGGCGTACATGACCCATCCCGCCCTGCAGCCGGGGCCGGCGCTCGCCGCACTGGCGAAGGTCGAGCCGCAGAAGGTGGACATCGGAGAGGGCAAGCTGGGCGTGAGCGTCGTGGTGCGCGATGAACGCACCTTCGTCAACACCAGCGTGCTGCAGCAGCCCAGCGCTCTGCGTATCGACGCCGGCAACACCAATCCAGGGAAGCCGAACTGATGGCCCTGATCGACAATGCCCTATCGTCGGGCGCGCCCGCCGTAGCCAGCACGGCGAACACCCTGAGCAGCCTGGCCGACCGCATGCTGGGCCGCAATTCGTCGGCTGGACGTAGCAGCTGGCTGAACCAGCTGCGGATGGCGTCCTGGCGCGACGTGCCGTTCCAGGTGGACACGACCGAGCTGTCTGCTGGCGACAACACCGTCCTGCGCGAATACCCGTTCCAGGACCGCCCGACGGTGTTTTCGATGGGCGCTGGCGCCGAAGAGATCAAGTTCTCTGCCTACCTGATCGGGGACGACTACCTGCAGCAGCTGGACCGCCTTCGGGAGGTTCTGAAGGGCGAAGGAGTACTCATCCACCCCACGGCCGGCAGCATCCGGTGCTGGGTGCACGGCCGCTATACGGTAAGGGAGGCGCCGACCACCGAAGGCGGCATTGCGCGCCTGGACCTGACGTTCATTCGCGCGGAGCCGCGGCGCTATCCGGTCGGTGTCACCAACACGACGGATCGCGTAGCGAGCGCGGCCGACGCGGCCGAGCAGTCGCTGATCGATTCGCTGGCGGCGAATTTCGACTTGGCCGGCATGGCCGGCTGGGCCCATGACAACGTGCTGGCGCGTGTTCGCAGCGGCCTGGACATCCTCTGGGACGGCATTTCGATGGTCAACCAGGGCTTCGACTTCTACAACGACCTGGTGCGGCAGTACATCACGTTTCCCTTGAGCGAGTTGAGCGCCATCCCGGCCTTGCTGGGCCGGCGCATTGCCGACCTGACCCGCATTCCAAAGTCGCTCAGCTCCAACGAAGCCTGGGGCGCATTCTCGGCCGCGCGCAATCTGTGGAAGGTGCCATCATCGCGGGCCACGAACTCGGCATCCGCGCCGGTTTCCAAGCCGGTCCAGGCCATTGCGCCGGCCATCGCCTCGGCATATCAGGGCGCCGGGTTCGTGCCCAACGACAACCAGGCCAAGCTGGCGAAGGCGTTCACACCGTCGGTGAGTCCGTACCAGACCGATACCCGCAAGCGCGAGGCCCAGGCGCTGAAGACGCTGGAAGCTTTTTTCAACGGCGTCGCCACCATCATGGCGGTGCGCGCCGTGGCCCAGATCGAGCTGGAGAACTATGACCAGGCACTGGCGCTGCGCACGGACTTCAACCAGCAGCTCACCGAACTGTTGTATGCCAGCGCCGATGAGCAGACCGGCGGCGTGGGGACGGTCACGACCCATGATGCGCTGCTGCAGCTGCAGACGGCCGTGCTGACCGACCTGCAGGCGCGCTCCCGTGACCTGGCCCGTTTGACCACCTACACGCCCGAATCGTGGCAACCGGCGCTGTACATCAGCTATCGGATGTTCGGCACCGTGCGCTGGGCTGACGAGATTCTGACCATGAATCCCCATGTCCGGCACCCGCTGCTGGTCCCGCCCGGCGTGCCGCTTCGCATCATCAAGCACGACTGACATGCCCGAGCAATACACCAAGGAAGACGCGAAGGTCTTCGTTACCGTCAACGGCCGCGACTACGAGGGCTGGCTTTCGTCCACCGTCGAGCGGTCCCTGGAAACCCTCTCCAGCCGGTTCTCCATCCCGGTGTCGCTCATCCCTGGCAACCCGCCCGATATCAAGCGGCAGGACGCGATCCGGGTGCGCATCAACGACACGTTGATGGTGACCGGTATCGTCCTGGCCGCTGACCCGTTCTATAAGCGCGACGACTGCGGTATGCGGATCGAGGGGCGCAGCCGCAGCGGCGATCTGGTTTCCTGCTCGGCGATTCACGAGGGCGGCCAGTGGCGCAATGCCAAGCTGGACCGGATCGTACGGGATCTGTGCAAGCCTTTCGGCATCGATGTCCGGATCGAGACCGATATCGGCGAGGCGATCCGCGATTTCAAGGTCGAGCATTGCGAAACCGTCGTTTCCGTGCTGTCCCGCGCCGCCCGCCTGCGCGGTGTGCTGGTGACCACGGACGCGCACGGCCGGGTTGTCATCACCCGCGCTGGCAAGGAAAAGAGCCATGGGGCCATCGTGCGCGGCCAGAACGTCATCAGCATGGAAGGCATCGGCACGGATGCCGAGCGTTTTTCGGACTATTTCTGCTACGGCCAAGGCAACATCGTGCACCGCAAGCCCGGTCTGCAGGAGCTGGACGTTGGGGGAAGCATCGCCAGCGTGGAGAAGGCGTTTCGCGCGGCCAGCCAACAGAAAGCGCACGCCAAAGACCCAGAGATGGGCCGCTATCTCCCGCTGGTGGTCAACGCGGACGGCAATAACGCGCCGGCCGACATGCAGCGCCTGGTGGAGCACACCATGCGGGTTCGCCGCGGCCAGGCGTACGGCCTTCGCTACGTGGTCGAAGGCTGGACCTGGAAGGGAAAGCCGTGGGAGGTCAATACCCTCGTGCCGATCTACGACGATATCGCCGGTCTGTTCGGGGAGGAGTGGCTGATCTGCGAGGCCAAGGCCACCGTGGACCTGCAGGAAGGCGATGTGACTGAGTTGGTCGTCCGTCCGAAAGAGTCCTATGACACGGTACCGCTCAATACCAAGGTCCGCCGGCGCAGGGGCAAAGGCCGGCGCGGGAAGGACGGCGCGCCGCTTCAAGTAATGGAAGTCGAGCGATGAATCTGATGAATTTGCTGCGTCGGGCGCTGTTTCGCGGCCTGAAGGAAGGCCCGGTGCAAACCGTTCGCGTCGAGGTATTCGACATCAATGGCCGCGACGCCGTTGAGCGCTGGCAGGACTATGGCTTCGCCGGCAACCCGGTCGATGGACAAGGCCTTGTGATCGAGGCGGGCGGCCATACGGTCGTGTTTCGCATGGACCGGTTGGATGGCCGGCCGCGCCTGGCGCCTTACGAGGTCGCCGTCTGGCATAAGGAGGGCCACAAGATCGTCCTGCAGGCCGGCCGTAAGATTCGGGTGGAGTGCGACGACTACGAGGTCGTGGCAAGCAAGAGCGTGAAAATGACCACGCCGACGTTCTCGACCAGCGAAAACATGGAGGTCGGCGGCCGGGCCGACATTGCCCAGGGCGCCAAAATCGACGGCATCGAGTTCGTCGACCACAACCACGACAAGGTTCAGACCGGTAACGGCCAGTCCGGCGCGGTCGTACGCTGAACGCCAAGCCCGGCTTGTGAAGCGTTTCACAAAGCCTTCAACCCCTCTTTAACGCGATCATGAAGGCCAGTCACCGCTGGCCGACATGATCGACATCCTAACCACCTCCGCTGTTCCCACCACCGCCCTAGGCGTCCCGTTCGACTGGAGCGTAATTCCGGCCGGGCGCAGCCGCAACGCTGCGTGGCACGACTACTCCAATCCGTGTTCCGCGGCCGGCCACTATGCCGAGGTGCTGGAAATCCGCGCGCTGGAACTGGACGACAGCCTCTGCACCGCCGTGATCCTGTCGCTGTTCTGCGACCGGCGCGCTGGCCCGGATGTCACGCTGCCGCTGAACCAGACCGACCGGCGCGGCTGGTGCGGCGACGAGTTTGTCGGCGCCGCAGAGTCCGACGCGCCCCGCGACCTGGTGGACCAGTGGGGCTCACACCTCTGGCTGTGCTACATCACCAAGGCTAACGTGGACGAGCTGGAGCGCGCCCGCTTTGCCGCCTGGGAAGCGCTGCAGTGGATGGTGCGCACCGGCGCGGCCAGCCGCGTGGATGTGGAGGCCCTCTGGACCGGACCAGCCGAGGATCGGCTAGCTGTGCGTCCGCAGATTTGGCAGGCGGATTCGGCGCGGCCCGTCTATGACGTGCTCTGGGCCACGACCCTGCGGAGGGCGGTGGCATGAGCGTCCCGGTGAACGTCCAAATTCCGTCCATTGGCGAAGCCAAGGACAACGCCGCGCGTCTGCTGCAGCAGGCCCTGACAGACGCGGCAGTCAACAGCGGTGCCAGCCTGTCCGCCACCGATGTCATGCTGGCACGGTCCAACATCGAGGCAATGGCCTTCGTCCAGGGCGTCGGCATCCATGGGGCCTACCGCTACCTGCGGGATTTCATTGCGCGCCAGGCGATCCCAACGAAGGCAGTCAAGGAATACCTGGACGAATGGCTTACCGCCTATGGCATTCCTCGAAAGGAAGCGACCGTGGCCACCGGGCTCGCCGTGGGCCCAGGCGTGGCGGGGAAGGTGCTGCGTGCGGGCACAGCACTGCAGGACGAGAACGGGCTGATTTTCACCGTCCAGGCCGATGTGGTCGTGGACGCTGAAGGCACCGTGACGCCCACCATCGTCTGCAGTACGCCCGGTGCCGCTGGCAATCTCGCACCGGATGCGCCGCTGGAACTGGTCGCGACGGTCGAAGGCATCGACGGCACCTTCTCGGTCGTGGCGCCCGGCCTGGCCGGCGGCGCCGACCGCGAGGAAGACCCCGAGGCGGTGTACCGGCTGGCGCAGCGCCTGGCGAACCCGCCGCGGGGCAGCGCGCCCGGCGACTACGAGCGCTGGGCGCTGTCGGTCCCTGGCATTACCCGCGCGTGGGGAATTCGGAACCCCAGCGGCCCGACCACGGCCGGCGTCATCATCATGGCCGACCGGAATGCGCCCTATGGCTTGCCGACGCCGGCGCAGCGGGAAGCCGTCTATGACTACATCCGCGACCCGAACCGGGGACCGCCCGATGAGCTGTTCGTGATCGTTCCGGAACCTGTCTTTGTCGACGTGCAGCTGCGCATCACGCCGGATAGCAAGACGATTCGTGATGCCATCACGCTGGAACTGAAAGACCTGTTTTTCCGAGATGCCAAGCCGGCCGGCCGGATTCCGCACACGCACTTGAGCGAGGCAGTGTCAGCAGCGACCGGGGAATTCGACCATGAGTTCGTCCAACCGGTGCTGGCGCCAGGCGGCTTCCTCGTGGCCGGTGCCTTCCAGATCCTGGTGCTGCGCTCCGTGAGCTTCCTGGCCTGACCATGGACAAGTTCTGGCAAGCCCTGATGCACCTGCTTCCGCCGGGATACGCGTTCCCCCGCAAGCCCGGCTCGGCCGTCATGCGGTGGCTGAAAGCATGGTCGGGCGTCCTCCGGGAGCACCACGAATTCGTGGAGAACGCGGTTCGGCAATGGATGCCGCACCGGACGTGCTCGCGCTTGGAAGAGTGGGAGGAAGCCCTTGGACTGCCTGACCCGTGCTTCGGCGAGAACCAGGACCCGGAGCAGCGCCGCACCAACATGCTGGCCCGGCTGCGTGGCGACCTCGATCTGCCATACGAAGACAGCTCGGCGGAAAGTCCCGGCGCCATCAAGGCTTACCTGGCGCGCTATGGCTATCAAGTAGACGTCTGGTATTCGACGCCGTTTCGCGTCGGTCGCAACCGTGTCGGCGACCGGCTCGGTGCCCTGAACGGCGTGCTCAACGTGAAAGTGCTCTACCTGTGCCAGCCGTTTCGCGTGGGGCGGAACCGCGTTGGCGAACGGCTGCGCATCTGTTCCAAGGACGGAACCGAGATCGAATGCCTGTTGGCGCGCATCGCTCCGGCCCGGTTTCGGCTCAACGTCATCTATCTCTGAGGCTCTATACATGGACTACACCACCAGTCTCGACAACGTTGTGCATGCAGGTACGGGAAACCGGATGCATGCCGACAATACGGCGGTGCCCACCGCAGTTTCCGGCAACGACATGAATATGGTCATCTGGAGCTTGATGGCCATTCTCAAGGCGGCAGAGATCGAAGGAAAACCCTTCAATCCAGACGATCCAGCTTCCTACGATCGCGTTCTGACGGCTCTGCAAGCGCTCTTCGTGACGCAAGACCAACAGGCAACAGAAGCCTTGGCTGGGACAGCGAAGGTAGCTACGCAAGCACTGACCAATCAGGGCACCGATGACCGGACATTCATCACGCCCAAGAAGCTGTACAACTGGGCAAAACAGGCGACAGAAGCTGTACTCGGCCTGGCGAAGGTTGCAACGCAGGCACAAGTGGAGGCAGGCGCTGACGATGCCACCATCGTTACACCCAAGAAGCTGCGATTTGGCTTTGCAACGCAATTCGGCACCAACGGCTACGTCATTCTCCCGAAATGGCTTGGCGGCTTGATCATTCAGTGGGGCCTGGTCACCGCCACCGGCGTCAGCGGCGACATAACTGTCGTGCCGTATCCCATTCGTTTCCCCTCAGCCTGCTTCGTTGTGGTGGGTAACCGCATTGCAACAGGGTCCAACGCACAGATGAACGTGTATTCGGCCGGTGGCGATCCTACCGGACAGGTCCTTCTTCAGAACTTTGCCAGTTCCCCGGAGCTGGCGTCCTACATTGCTATCGGGCGGTGAAACCATGAGTGATTTTTTTTCCCTTTCGACTCGCAGCCGCTATGCCGGCTCCCTTCGAGCAGCGTACGAAAAGGCGGACGCCTGGCCGGCCGACGCAAAGGAAGTGGACGTGGCGATGTCCGAGCGCCTGTATGAAGCCGTCATCGCAGGTCACGACATCAAGTGGGAAGCGGCTACCGGCTTTACCATCACTCCGGCCGCTCCGAAACCGCTGGCGGATATCAAGGCCGATGCGCTCAGAACGGTGGATGGTCTCGCAGACCATATGCGGCGTGAGCTGCTGGGTGACTCACTTCGGTCCATCGAGTATGACTTGACCGCGGCGGAGGCGCGGGCCTACATGACCGCCGGATACACTGGCGAAGTGCCCCCAACCGTGCAGAGCTGGGCCGATGCTGCCGGTTTGTCTCCCAGGGACGCCACGGACTCCATACTTGCTAGGGCGGACAGGTGGCGGCGAGTCGTGTACGACATTCGGCACACGCGCCTGCGGGCGAAGGAAGCAGTGCGGGACGCGGCCGACCGGAACGTAGTTGAAACCGTAGTCGGGCAACTCAAGACCGATCTGAAGATCTTGGCCGACCAGTATGCGGACGGATGA